TCAAAATGTCGGAAGAGGTAAAAACTCCCGAAGTCGACTTGGAAGCATTTGCTAAGAAGGTAGCAGAGGAAACTGCTGCTAAAATTGCGATGAAACAAGCCGAAGCTAAAGCTGCTGAAGAAGCTGCAGCACAAGAAGCTGTTGAGAAAGCTGCTGCAGAAGCAGAAGCTAAAGCAGCTCAGGAAGAAGAAGTTAAGCAAGCAGTTGTAACTGGCGTTGAGTCAGGCACTGAAAAGCTTATTGAAGATGTTCAGAAGGAGCTAACTGCTCGTAATGCTGACATGGAAGAAATTGTAGCTAAGTACAAGAAAGAGCTAGAAGAAAAGACTGACGAAATCACTAAGATGCGTGAGTCTAAGCGAGTATTCTCAGATCGTGCTGAAAAGAGCGATCTTACAAAGTGGGGCCAAGACTTTGTCAACGCTCACATGCTCGGTGTAATGACTCGCAAGGGTTGGGATACTGACTACGCTCGTGATCTTCAAGAAAAAGCTGGTATCGACTATGCAACTAATGCTGGCGATATCGACCAAGAAGTTTCATCTCTTATTGAGAAGGAAATTCAAAATGAACTGAAAGTAGCGGCATTGTTCCGTGAAATCCCTGTGAACGGTGGAGCGACAGTGCTACCGATTTCCGTAGACGTTGAGCCCGCGACCTTCCAGTCCGGTGCAGCAACATCTGGTAACTTGGAAAATCGTGGCGCATCTAACAGCACCTACCGTCCTAAGCAAGTAATCTTGAATGCGTTTCGTTTGATCTCAAGCACCTTTATGGACAACGATGTCGACGAGCAAGTTCTGATTAACTTGATGCCTATGCTTATTGAAGGCGTAGCACGTGCACATGGTCGTGCAGTTGAGAATGCTATCTTGAATGGTAACTCAAGCGCACCTTCAGGTCTTGCAGACTTTGCCGCAAACGCAACGCTGACTGGCACTGACAACATGGACATCTCTGATGGCGACTTGTTGACTGCAGCTAACCTATTGACCGCACGTAAGGGAATGGGTAAGTATGGCTTGAATCCTTCCGATGTAACCTACATCGTTAGTTCAAATAGCTACTATGATCTGTTGTCTGATTCTGCATTCCAAACTCTGGATGAAGTAGGATCAGATCTGGCGATACGAATCACTGGTACGATTGGAGCCGTGTTCGGTTCTCCAGTTGTTGTATCAGAGGAATTCCCCGCAGACAACACCAACGGTAACATGGCTGCAGTAGCAGTATATGCCCGTAACTATGTAATTCCACGTCTACGTGGTGTTACGGTTGAACAGGATTACGAAGTAATGAATCAGCGACGTGTTATCGTTGCGACTCAATCACTCGGATTTGAAGAAATCGTGGCCGGCGCTTCAGCTGACCAGCCTTCAGTTCGAATTAACTTCCAGTCTTAATAACCAGCAAACTTGGGGAAGCTTTAGCTTCCCCAGGTTTTTACTAATTTACTTATGGCAAACTTAGTTACATTACAGGATTATAAAGATACAGAAGGGATAGCAAGTTCTAAAGAAGATGTTAGAATTCAATCTCTGCTTGTTTCTGTGAGTCAATTAGTAAAAACCTACTGTGGAAATAGTTTTGTTGATTTTTTCTCTAGTAATAAAATTGAAGATTTCGATATTTATTGGGATACTCCAGCAGTGCAACTAACAGAGTGTCCTGTAAATAATGTTGTCAGCGTACAGGAAAGAGATGGATATGATCAATCTTATGCTACACTCACTACAGGTGCATATGAGTACTACTTTGATAAGCGTACCGATAGTATTATTAGAACTAATGAGTCTGGTAAGCGTCTTAATTGGAAGCGCGGTGTTGCTTCGGTAAAAGTTACTTATACTGCAGGCTACGCTTCTACACCAGATGATTTAAAACTAGCTGTATTTGATTTGATTACATACTATTTAAGAGATGAGCACAAAGAAAGAAGAACTCTTGGCGGTGCAAGTATTCAAAATCAATCTTCTACAAGTCAAAGAAACAATGTCGCTTTTCCAGACCACATTAAGCGAGTGTTAGACTTGTATAAGATATACTAATGACAAGAAGTGTAAGAACCTTAGCCCAAGCAAAAAATAGATTACAAAAGCTAGCTAATGCGTCTAACATTCAACTGGTTCGTAATTTTTTAGCCACACAAAAATGGATGCAAACAACTATTCAGTTAGAAAATGAGTATCTAGCTGCTTATAAAAAATTATCCGATGTATCATTAAAATACTTGGCAAAAAACGGTAAAGTAGATCTAGGTCAACAACAGCTAGATCTAGGCTTAGGATCAGCAGACCCGCGAGCGCCTTCTGCAATATTTTCTTTAGGTCAGGCAGAGGGAGTAATGGATAGTATGGAAGGTAATTCCGCTCCTGGCTCTTATGCTAATTTTAATGCAATGAATGTGTTTTTCAAAACACTTTTTCCTTCACTTCGACAAAATTATCAGCTAGGGCATCAAAATATTAGTGTATTAAAAGTTGCTTTAGCACAACATTCTCAGATAACTGCAGGATTGCCAGATTTAGATAAAGCAGCGGCTTTAGTTTTGGGAGTTGTTACAAAAATTGATAACTTAAATAATAGTCAACAGATTAAAGCAACAACTTTAAGAGAACTTTACTCTTTAACTATTGATGAACTGAACAAAGATAGAGATTTTGAATTAGAACTAAAAAGAGAAGTAACCAAGATAGGAAAATTAGATTTTACAATAGTAGCAAAATATGAACCTATTGCAGATAACTTAAGAAAGGGCGCCAAATCTGGTGCTGTAATGAGAGCTTTTAATAGATATCTAAGAGAAGAAAGAACAATACTAAGTAAGCATTTACAAGAAATTATAGATCCTAGTGTATTAAAGAGTTCTCCTGATTTAATTACAGAGTTGGAAACTTTTTTTGTTGCAAAACTTAAACCAACGTCAGCTTTAGTTGATGGTAAAAAAGGGCCTATAAAGCTTCCTAAAGGCAGACGAAACTTTAAAAAAGGAGTAATTAAAGGAGCAAACCTTAAAAAAGCAAAAATACAAAAAACAATAAGAAGAAAACCCGAAACTAAATTTGGACCTGTAGGTCCAGCGAGAGGAAAAAGACGTCCTGAAGTTAATGCAACTCAGCTACAGGCATTAATACAAGCAAAGATTTCTGGACAAATGGTTTCAAATATGCAGAGTCCTCGTCTTGTAAATAGAACAGGAAGGCTAGCAGGAAGTGTTACAGTAGGTGTACAGCCTCCAAGAAAGGGGCCCAAACAAAGTAGACAACATACTATTAGTTATAGCTATCAAAAGTTTCCCTATGAAACTTTTGCTAGAGGAGGAGCACAGTTTACTCCTCAACGTGATGTTGATAAATTAATTCAAAGAAGTATTCGTGATATAGCAACAGAGTTAGTTGTAGGTAAGTTTAGTACTAAGTTTAAAATTATTTCTGGAGGACCTACATCATGACAACAACAGCAAGAACTTATACTTCTCGTAGAGCTAATATAATTGCTGCTCTCACTGAAAAGCTTAAAAATATCAATGGAGCAGGACAATTTTTAACAGACCTACAGAATAATGTGCATCCTAGACTTAAATTTTGGGATGAAGTAGTGGACTTTCCTGCAATTCATCTAAATGCGGGTGCAGAGTCAAGAGTATACCAAGGCGGTGGGTATAAAGACCGTTTTTTAAACGTAACTGTTAGGTGCTATGTAAATGATGAAGACGATGCACAAGAACAGTTAAATCTATTAATGGAAGATGTAGAGACAGTTTTAGAAGAGAATAATCGTCTGCAATATGTAGATGCTCAAAATAAAACTTTTACTACTCAACAGATCACTATTCTCAGTATTGATACTGATGAAGGTGTACTTGAGCCTCTAGGTGTAGGTGAACTACAAGTAGAGGTTCGATATTAGAAAATACTGGCACGAACAAACGTTCACGTCCAAGTCTTTTCAAGATTCATAGGAGAAAGCTATGGCAATGGGAACACCTAATAAACTATTTTTTAGTCGCGATACTAAAATGTTTGTT